ATGTTAAAAAAAGAAAATCATCCTAGGTGGGGATCAAAAAATTCACCAGAACATCGAAGTGAAATTTCAAAATCAACTAAAGGTAGAATTCCTTGGAATAAAGGAGTTACTGGTCAAATACCATGGAATAAAGGATTGACTGGAAGTATACCATGGAATAAAGGCAAAACTGGAATATATTCCAAAGAAACTTTGGAAAGAATATCTAAGTCGGAATATTGGATGGTAACATCACCTTGTGGAAATATATCATATATTAAAAATTTAGCTAAATTCTGCCGAAATAATAAATTAACCAAAACCCATATGTCTAGAGTTGCTTCAGGCAAATCTAATCATCATAAAGGTTGGAAATGTATTAAGCTTGACAAAACTAATAAATTGTGATATAATAAAATATTATAGAAAATAAAGGAATTAAAAGTGCCAAGCAAAGATGAAATCCGTGATTTTAGTATTTTAGTGGAAGAATTATCTACACGATTAAGGTGTACAAGGATGGATGCCATATTGAAACATTGCAAAGATTCGGGATTAGAAATTGAGGTAGCTTCTACCTTGATTTCTTCTGCCTTAAAAAGCAAAATTCGTGATGAAGCACAAGAAAACAATATGTTAAAAAAGACCTCTAAATTGCCTCTATGATTGAATTGGTACAAGTTACCACACAAGAACAAAAGAATTTGGTGAAGAATATAATTGAAACACACCATTCTTATGTGGCATCCAATTCATCGGTTGGCCGTAGAATTGATTGGTTGATTTATATTGATGATGGTATGTTAGGTGAGTGTATCGGTATGATTGGTGTAGGTTCTTCCGTCTATCCCCCACCCAAAGATATTTTAAACTATCTTGGAGTATCTAAGTTTGAATACAAAGACCAGTTTAATAACATCGCTAATAATTGGAGGTTCTGTTTCTCCAAGTCGATTAAGAACGCAGGTACACAAGTATTAAAGCAATTAAGACAGAAGGCACCATCCGCATGGAAGGCGAAGTATGGTGATGATTTAACACACATCATTACATTCGTTGGTGCAGGTAAGAATGGTGCAGTATATCTAGCGGACAATTGGAAGAAGATTGGTGAAACGGCTGGATTACCAGCACACAAATCTAGTTCAATGAAGTGGCATAGTAAAGTTGAATTGAAAAAGTTGTTTGTGAAACCCACAGGTGAAAATAAGAAGATTATATTAATTAAATCGTTATGACAGAAAATACAGGTTATGCGGCATTTGCCATGTATAACAGTTTGAAGTTACATTTTACCTCCAGTAATTATGACTACTTCAAATATCACGGCAAGACCAATGTGAGTGCAGTAACATTCCTCAAGCGTAAAGACAAATATACATTCTATAAGTTAAGTAGAAAATATAGTTTGGAAGAATTGAGGAACTTTTATGTTGCCAACTTCCTAGAAGGTGATAAATGGGTTGGTGAAATGAACAATGCAGATGGTGAAGAGGTATACCGAAAGTGGCAAAAAACCCAGCAAAGCTTGACTTATACCTTTGAAAATGATATAATGTATTTGTTGGCTAATGGTGGTTCACCTGATGAAATGTTGTTAGTAAAACCCAATGAATACCCATTGTTAATGAAGATGGTACAATTAAAACAGGTATCATTAGAAACGATTGTTATACTAAATGATATTCTCAATTTCTTTCCCATGTGGGATAAAAAGATTGATGATGATATTGTTTGGCCCGATTTTAAAATGAAGTGTTTGAAATATACACCTTTTTTACATTATGATAAGAATAAGTTTAAAGAAATATTGAAAGAAAAGATAAAAGAAAATGCAGAAGCCTAAAATCAGCATGATATACTTGGACATGGATGGAGTTATTGCAGACTTTGCCAAACGATATAAAGAACAGTATCACATGGAACCAAGAGAAGCAGAAAAGAAAAAAGAGTTCAACAAGTTCTTTGATGAGTTTATTGCAACCGGACAATTTGAAACCCTAGATTTAATGCCAGGAGCTGTAGAAGGTTTACAATTTCTCCGCAAGCACCTAACCGTACCAACACAGATTCTTTCCTCTACCGCAAGTGAGGCAAGATACGATGCAATCTCCAGACAGAAATTAATTTGGTTGAATGTTCATAATATTACCTTTACACCAAACTTTGTTCCTGGTAAAAGACATAAGTGGAAGTTTGCTAAACCAGATACCATTATTATCGATGATACACCAAGTGTTATTGATGACTGGCGTAAAGCAGGTGGTATTGGTATACTTCATACCGATTGGCCTACAACCTTAGGTATACTTCAAATGTATGTCTAGGATATAAATCGTGGTTATATATACCATCTACAAATCCACCAATAAAATTAATGGTAAGTCTTATATTGGTTATTCTTCAGATTGGAAATCAAGAAGAAGGTTACACAAACACAATGCGGATAACAACAAAAAAAGTTATCCTTTTTATAATGCGATAAGAAAATACGGTTTCAATAATTTCAATTGGGAAGTTTTGTATCAATCCAAAGATAAGTTACACACATTAGAAGAAATGGAAAGTTTTTTTATTTGTGAATATAACACACTTACACCAAATGGATATAATATGAAAACTGGTGGTGAGGGTGGAAATTTAAGTTTAGAAAGTAGAAAGAAAATTAGTGTTGGTAGAATTGGTATTAAATTTAGTGAAGAACACATTAACAATCTTAGGTTATCACATCTAAATAAAAAACATACAGAAGAACAGAAACAAAAAATAAGCCAAACATTAAAAGGTAAGGTTAAAATATTAAAAGTGGTAACTTGTCCACATTGTTGCCTAGTTGGTAAAGGTTCCAATATGACAAGGTATCATTTTAATAATTGTAAAAAGTTGCTTGACAAAGGTTAAGTATTCTGATACAATTACAGTTGTAGATTATGAGTAGTTTGTGGATAATCCGTTTAATAAAATTTATATTCCGTTATATACGAAAGAAAGGACATAATATGTCAAGTTTTGCAAATTTAAAGCGTCAAAGTGGTAATTTAGATAAGTTGTCGAAAGCAATTGAGGCACTCAATATAAATTCTGAAGGTGGTAATGAAAGGTCGGATAATTTTTGGAAATGTGAGACCGATAAAGTCGGTAACGGCCAAGCGACCATTCGTTTCTTGCCTGCTCCTGCAATCGATGGTGATGATGCTCTGCCTTGGGTCAAAATCTTCTCACATGGATTTCAAGGTCCTGGTGGATGGTTGATTGACAATTGTTTGACCACAAAGAACCAACAATGTCCAGTATGTGAACACAATTCTACATTATGGAATTCTGGCATTGAAGCAAACAAAGATGTAGTCCGTAAACAAAAGCGTAAGTTGAATTATATTACTAACGTGTATATCGTTTCGGATCCTAAGCATCCAGAAAACGAAGGACAAGTAAAACTGTTCAAGTTCGGCAAGAAGATTTTCGATAAGATTTCTGAAGCTATGAATCCACAATTTGAGGACGAACAAGCAATCAATCCATTTGATATGTGGAAAGGTGCTAACTTCAAGCTCAAGATTCGTAAGGTAGAAGGATATCAGAACTATGACAAGTCTGAATTCGATTCACCATCTGCTCTATTGAGTGATGATGAGGAATTGGAAAAGATTTGGAAGACCGAATTCTCATTGGCAGAAATGACTGCTGAAAAAGAGTTCAAGACCTATGAAGCATTGAAAGGTCGTCTTGACAAGGTTCTCGGTCTCAATGGTGAAGCACCAAAGACAACCGTGGAGAAAGTTAAACACGAATCGTTTGAAGCAAAGTCTGCACCAAAGAAAGCGGTTGATATTGAACCAAGTCTAGGTGAAGATGATGATATGGCTTATTTCAGTAAGTTAGCTGAAGAAGATTAAACCTAAAGACCCCTTGGTTTAGAACCCACCTTTATGGTGGGTTTTTTATTGGTTAACAGCCAACTGCACCTCGTCTGACACATTGTTCATATGATTCATTGTTATTGCGTGGATCAATTGGTGTGAGGTCTTGGTGTTCCGATTTACTACCAACAGTATTGGTTGTATTGATGACCACTTCTTCACCTTTAGCTAAACCAAGATTTTCAGATACAGGAAGTTCTAATTTTTTTTGTTTCAACGCATCATCAAAAGAAGTTAATTTGGCAATACTAGTTTTATTGTTAGGGTTTTCTTTTGAATTAGCAATACGTTCTAATACTTCTCTACCACCCAACTTATTAATATCGTAATCCTTTCCGGTCAAAGCATTTCTTGCCTCAGCTGGTGTCATTCCCATTTTTTCTGGATCAATTTGGATTTTTAAATTTCTCCAAGCATTTTGAGCATCTTTACCCGCACCGTTAGCTAACATCTCAGGTAAACCCGCTTCAACTGCAAATTGCATTGCCTCATAGGCCTCTAATCCAAAAAGAGCAGGAGTTATCGCCGCCAACAATACTCTAGCTGCTCCTTTTGCAATCATTTTAGCTACAATTTTTGGACCCCAAGTTTTTGTTACTACTGCTGTTTCTTCCGCAGTTAATGGTGCAGTATTTCTCAGAATACTACGTTTAGCTATATCTCTAGGTGATGGTTTATTTGGTTTTGTAAATTTCTGATGTTGATTCGTTGTTGGTTTTGGTTCAACTGGGGATACAGGTTCAGTTATAGGTCCAGTTGCAGTAGGAGTTTTATTGGAAAATAAAGATTTTACTGCGCCAACCACACCGGAAATTCCAGCAATTATAGCTTTACCGGCAGCTGAAGCAAAAAAACGTATTAAACGACCTGCCAACCAGTTACCAGCAAGTAAATTTCCAACAAACTTTATAGCATTCCAAAGATTTGAAAGTAGTTTAGCACCCCAGGCAGCTGCACCATCAATAATAGCCTCCCAAAATCCTTTTTCCTTTTCTTCTTCTGGAGGTGGTTTATCGAGTGTTGCTTTTCCTTTCATGTAATCTTTAATGGATTTAATTAATGCGTCATGTCTACGACCATCCTCTTCAGTTTGTTCTTCTCTAAAGGCCTTTTCAATCTCGTAATTTAATTTTTCACGCTCAGCATTTTTAAGCATAAAGTTATACATTTTACCAAGCACATCAGCAATAGAATCACCCACTCGTAAATTTTGTATTCTACCAGCACCAATTGTTGTATAGTGTGGATTCTTTTTATTTCTTGAATAACCACCAAAATAGGAAATCTCCTCATCAGTTTTACCCATGGCACGACCAGCGAGGGTTCTTATAGATTTACCAAAAACTCCATTGCCTGTCATTCCTTTAACCCAATTTAATGGGTCAAGTTTTTCTTTGTATCCCGTCCATTTGGCTTTTGCTTTATCTGTAAAGGCTCCTTTAATAGATGCACCCACAGTTTGGCCATTTTCAAATTTATTTTCTGCTATTAATGATAATAGACTTTGTTTTCTTATGCCGGCGGCTTTTGAATAATCCATTTATTTACCTAGTATTGTTGATCCATAAGTGCAGGTTGATTTGATTTTGGTATAGTAGTCGTAGCAACAGTTTTATTTCCCTGTATTATATTAGTTGTATTATTGGTAATAACATTACTAAAAGGATTTGAAAGAAAACCTTTTTTGTTATTTAATTGGGGTATATCTACATTTTTTGCAACCAATGCTGGAGATGAAATTAATTGTCCTGTTGGATCCCGAGCTTCAAAATGTAAATGATAACCCCCATTTGCACCTTCTACATGACCCGTATTACCGCTTAAACCGATAACTTGACCTTGTGTTACTGGACCATCAGGTACAACAGGCGGTCTACTCAAATGCATATATTTTGTTTCAGTTCCATCCGGGCCGGTAATTGTTGCATAATAACCAGCAGATGAATTTGGTCCACCAGCACTTTTTAATGTACCAGAATGAGCAGCCTTAACTGGTGTATTTGCTGGAACGGGATAATCAATACCTTCATGCATTTTACCCCTACGCATACCAACTTCAGAATTACTTTTTACATTATCAACAGGACTAACAAGTCCTGAGGTTGTAACACCACTAACCTTACTAGCAGTTGGTATTATTGGGTCTGGAATACTAGAAGTTTCAAACCTTGTTCCACCTTCCAATGTACCACCACCAGCTCTTAATCTATCTCTGCCTGCTGTGGATGTTCCTGGTTTGTAAGCAGCATCCGAATCCGCAGCAAAACTCTTTTGACTTCTTGAAACATTTGGTAAAATGGTTGAAGCTGCAGAAACAATATCTTTTCTTCTTTCTTCAGAAGGACCTTCAAGAAATTGTTGCGATGGACCTGGATTATTTGCTGTTCCTGTTACA